AAGGTGTTTCCTCCCTATTGTTAACCCTCTAACCTATCTACAAGTTCACCTAATTCAACTTTATAAATTGGCATTTCTTTTAAATAGTTTCTTACGGTTCTTTCACTGACATTCATAATCTCGGCTACCCGTTTTATATCTGCTCTATTACCAAAGTTACTTTCAGCAGCAGCAATATTAAATGCATCAACTAATTGCTGTTTCTTTTTCTCTTTAGCTGACTGCTTAGCCTTGTTCATTTTATTAAGGCCCTTTTCTTGAGCATCCTTGAACATAGCCATTGATAAAAAGCCACTATTATCGACTTTATGAATTGGATATTCAAACCATAGATCAACAGGCTTGAACCGAGGGAACTCACGGAGCGTCCCTTCCATTCTCCATGCAGTACATTGGCTAGTATCAACTGGAGCTCCTTCTAATTTGTTTTCGTCTAGGTTCTCCGCTTCGATTTCTAGCAAGTCAATCAAGGCATCTGGGTCACGAGCAAATACACCGGAACCTGATGCACGGTCCATAGACCGCTTACCAGTTTGATTCCCCTTAGAATGGTGGTGACAATAAATGACTGCACATTTTAGTTCAGTACACACCTTGTCAAATTGGTTACAGAAGTTAGCCATTTGGTCGGCACTGTTTTCGTCACCTGTAATGACCTTATAGATAGGGTCAATAATGATAGCCTTATATCCTTTCTTTTCTGCCCTACGGATTAGCTTAGGTGCTAATTGGTCCATAGGTAGTGACTTACCGCGAAGGTTCCAAATGGATATGTTATATAAGTTATTTGGTGCCTGGTGCAGTGCTTCATAGGCATCCTTAAATCGATGTAAACATGAAGCACGATCAAGTTCTAAATTTACGTAGAGTACTTTTCCCTGCGCACAGTCAAACCCGAACCACGGTCTACCTTCTGCAATAGAGATACATAATTGGATAAGTGCGAATGACTTACCGGCTTTAGACGGACCCGCGATTAACATCTTATGACCTTCACGAAGGATACCATCGATTAAGCTAGGTGCAAGCTCGGGCATATTATCCCAAAGTACTTCTAAATCTTCCGGCTCAGGTAGGTCATCATTGACAGTGGCTATCCATTCTTCCCATTCCTTGAATGACTCTTTACCAATATTCGTAGCGATTAAGAATTGCGGTTTACCGGCACGCATCACACCAGGCATACGTGATAACCGGCTAGGGTTTTTGTTTTGCTTGTCAACCTTGAACCCATTCTTCTGCACGATTTGATATAGGAAGTCTACTCGATTACGATACTCAGAATAATCATTAGCATCGATATGCACGATAGCGTGGATACTTTTACCACCGCTATATACCATAGCTGCAATTGGTAACTCTAATTGCTCTAGGATAGCCTTTTGTTTACCTAATTCCATGTTGTCGGACTCAATCAATGCGAATTTAAAAGATGCTACGTTATCATTCTTTACGCCTTTACCATCTAATGCATTGAATCGTATCCATGCACCCGCTTCTTCATCTAGGGTACCTATTGCATCATCAACCTTTTTATTAGCTCTCAGAGCGTCTAAAATTTGATTTTGCGTGCGACCATAACTACCTTTAGTTGGAGATTTGAGCTCAGTACCGTCCTTATCTTGATGGGTATAAACTGTGTTCACATACCCAACATAATCATCTGGCTCGAATAACGCTTGGAGGTACTTTGTTAGGTCCTCCACCCGTTGTTCTTGAGGGTAGTGCTTAGGAATTTCAATGTCAGATGCTTCCACCCAGGTCTTATCAATAATTTTGTATGGATCCGGATTAGCCATAACCATAGTCCCAAATGGAATAGCAGTTGCATCCCATTGACTACTACGATTAGATGTCCATCCATTCTCTTTAGCCATCTGTGTGATAGTGGCCCCTGTAATTTGTTTTCCAGTGTAAGCACCGAATGAATTCCATTTAGCTTCACATTCACCAGGATGGAACCGTTCACCGTCATTAGATGACCATTCTTCCCATACAAACATTGGATATCCTTCATGGTGAAGTGCAAGGCCTACGTTTAGCCATTCTTCGTAGGAGCAATCGACTGGGTCAATGTACTCCAATACTTCTCTTAAATCTAACTTTCTTTCTTCCATTTGCACTCCTTTATGATGGTTGGTACGTTGCAGGTTTAACTCCTTTCGGTATTCTCCAACCACTAGCACTAATTCGGCTTATCATGTTAGAGGCTTGGGTATTCGTCCAAGTGCCAACATTCTTAAAGCCTTTGCTTTCTAAGAATCTAATTTGTTTCGGAGTGGATAACCCCTCCGCTTTACGTTTGTGTAATCTATCGATGAGCATGGAGGCTTTACCAGCATCTTCAATGGTGTCAGGATTAAGGCCAAAGTCCTCGATAGTTTTCTTTTGTTTGTCTGTGATACTCGATGCTTGCCAACCAAACGCAGGCACATAATGTGTTAAATCCTCAGCTTGAATAGAGAATTCAAACTGTAATGGATCCACAAGCTTAGCTTTTTTCTTACGCATAGCGGCAAGTTCTTTAGCAAGAGCTGCTTCACGTTCAGCAAGTACATCACGTTCAGCTTCTTCTTCAGCCTCCTCTAACCCCATACTTGAAGTTTCAAGTATTTCAGTCATCTTAATCGCTACATCATCAGACTTAGCGATTAAGTGAGCTGGTCTGCAGAGTGAGTGCTTTTCATAGTGCCATAGGAAGTCGAGCACTAATAAGTGGTCTTTCCCTTCGCATAACCTAGTACCCCGGCCAATCATTTGTGTATATAATGCTCTTGATTTAGTTGGTCTAAGTACTATCACGCAGTCTACACTAGGGCAGTCCCACCCTTCAGTTAGTAGCATTGAGTTACAAAGCACGTTATGTTTACCATTGGCGAAGTCTTCTGTAATTTCGTTGCGGTCTTTACTATTACCATTTACTTCGGCAGCATTAAATCCACGTTCAATGAGCATCTTGCAGAACTTTTGACTCGTTTCAATGAGTGGTAAGAATACCACTATTTTTCTATCTTTGTAGTCAATTAATGTATCAGCAATTTGTTCTAAGTATGGATCTAATACTCTACCAATATCACCGGCTTGGAAGTCACCTGCGGTAATCTTTACATTAGTAAAGTCGATGTGTAGTGGTAATGTTTGTACTTGTATCTTCACCAGGTAGCCACTACTAATAGCATCACGTAGGGTATATTCATAAGCTAGGCTATCGAATACCTTTCCTAAGTTCTGCATATCTGACCTATCTGGTGTAGCAGTAACACCGAGTATATCGGCTGTGTCAAAGTAGTTTAATATAGCTTGATAGCTACTTGATAAAGCATGATGTGCTTCATCTATAATGATCGTGTCAAAGTAGGATTTACTAAATAGAGTTAGCCGGCTGTCACGGCATAGGGTTTGTACAGAACCGACTATGATGCGGTCCCATTTACCTATGCATGACTGCTCAGCTTTCTCCATTGCTGTAGTCAGTCCAGAGGCTTGCATGATTTTATCTGAAGCCTGTTGAAGTAGTTCTTCACGATGTGCCAGGATTAATACACGCTTACCTCTTCGGACTGCTTCCTCAGCAATTTTTGCAAAACATATAGTCTTGCCTTAACCGCACCCCGTTGGTAACACCAACAGGGTACGTCTATTACCTTTCTCCCACTCTGACCATACGGCATTGACTGCCTCTGTCTGATAGGGTCTTAATTTCATTAGAAGCCTCCGAAACTATCGCCTTTAGGTTGAATGAACTTCTTGATTTCATTGGCTGTACCTTGTGTACCGTCGTTCTTTTCATATAGGCGGTGACTTAGCTCAAATTGGCCAGTCTTACCAATTAATAGGTCAGGATTTGCCATAAACTTTTCACCTGGTTTAGCTAAACCAGTAGCAATGAATACATTAGATACTTTCCACATCATGGAGGGGATCCAGTACAATCTTTCAGTGACTTTATTTTTACCTTGTGCACCACCATCGGCTTCTAATGTAATAACTGCTTTAGGTGTGTTAGCCGGAATTTTAGCAGTGGCTACATCTGTGTAGCCTTTTTCTACGTTAGTGATAACGAATGGATATACACCTGCAGGAAGTAATGTAAATTCTTTTACCTCTGCTACTACTTCGGAGTTAAAACCTAATGCTTCAGTTCCTAATTGTTCAAATGCGCTGCTCATAATCTGTTACCTCGTTTCTTATTTATTAATGAATTCAACAATTTTGTCCCACATAGGGATAATCCAACCTGTTACGAACGCTGGATCATAATTTTCAAATGGAGTACCTTGTGGATATTTACCACGAGCTACAACTACGGACTGTACTTGGTCTAATGTCACACCATCTTTAGCCATTAAGTCTTTTAATGGTTTAGGGATAGCTGTTTCAATTAATGGTGTTTCATCTGCTACAGGTTCAGGCTTTGGTTCTGCTTTAGCTTTTGGCTTAGGCTCTACCGTTGGTTCTTTCTTAATGATTACTTCGCCAGTTTGTTGTTTGGCCGCCTCAACCACTTCCGGTGCGTAGTCTTCAGTGCTTGCTTTGGCCAATTCATCAGCAGCAGCTTTTGGAAGTACATCATCAGGAATTACGTGTGCGATTTGGCTATATTCAAATGGCATCACATCAGGTAATTCATGACGGTTTTTAGCGTCCCATGCAGGTGAGTGCGTGGCATACATTAAGCGCTTACCATTGACTGCCTTTTTCTTATTGGTAGCCGATGTGATTATTTCGTTTTTGTAGTTAGCGAAGAGTACCATGTCCGCCCATTCTTTAATGAGAGGGGAAGTTTGGCTTCCTGTTTTCTTCCCAAGCTTTAGTTCAAAGCGATCATATGCACCAAGCTCGTCCGGTTGTTCAAACTTACGAATTTGTGTATGTGCCGTAAGTACTACGTTCATACCTGCATCAATTACTTCATCAAGTAAGTTAAGCAAGCGCCCCATTTCTTCACGTACAAATACATAGCCTGTGCCATATGGGAACTCCTCAATACCTTTCTTTTGGTGTTGAGCGCAGATATGCTCTACACATAGTTGCTCAGCCCAGTCGATAGTATCAATGACTAATGTTTGATAGCCACCTGGCATCATAGCAAATTCCTTAATAAAGGAGATAAGCATTGTCCATGATGTAGGCTTTTCAGTACGTGCCACATCTAGGTGGTCAGTACTGCCTTCTGTGTCAATAAAGACAGGAGAAGGGAAGTGACTGGCAAATGTTGTTTTACCAATACCCTCGGCGCCATACACAACACATTTTTGCGCTCTTTTTCTTTTCCCAGTAGTAATATTCATTAAAATTCACCCCAATCATCTGTTACTTTAGGTTCTTCGATTACATCTTTTTTAGGTTCTGCTTTAGCTTTAGGCTTAGCTTTGGTAGTCTTACCTGTAGTGCTGAACTCTTCGCCCTTAATGTGGCCATCTTCAATGATGATGGAGCATTCATCTAGGTTGTTCGTAACGCGAGTGGCGATAACTTGTAGCCCCTCTTTCTCCAACCACCCACCGAATTCTTTCATAGTATCGATGTCCATTTGCTCCATCTTGTCCATCAATACAAAGCCACATTTAGGGTTAAGTGCTCTTACAATAGCGGTCGCTACTTTAAGCTGTTCAGCACCGCTCATGCAGTCCCATTGTTTACCGTTGTAGATAAGTACGCCTTCCTGGATAGATAGACCAGGTAGTGGCATATCTACAGACTCAAGTAATTTATTCTTACGATCGCGGATGTCTTGAATGTCATCCGTTAATTCATCGTATTCTTGTTTGAAGTCTGCAGCTTCTTGTAGTGCACGTTGACGCTCTTGGTTAGCACGTACCTTAGAGTTGATTTCATCTACATTCTTTATTTGTTCTTCAAGTTCTGCTGTAGATTCATCTTCTAAGTCTTTAGCTGCAGTTGTTGCGATATCATAATCTTCAGCTAGTTGTGTCTGCTTAGCTTGAAGTTCCTCTAACTTTCGTTGAGCTTCATCAACTAAATTATTGACAGTCACCATCTGAGCCTTAATAGCAGATACGTTATTACGTTTCTTTTGGTTTTCAGCGTTGCGAAGTAGGATATCTTGTTGCTGTTTAATGAGTTCAGATGCGCTGATAGGTTCTTGCGGGACTTCATCATATGCAGGTAACTCTTTAGCGTATTTATCTTTTTGGCTTGCAATTTGGCCTATAGAATGACGTTTAGCGTATACCTCTTGGTATTCACCTTCGAGTTTCTTTAACTCATCTTCTACACCCAATAATTGAAGTAATTCATTAGCCTTATCTTTATCGCTCATTTCCATAAACTTAGGTAAGTCTAGGGCAAGCTGACCAATAAAGGTGTCTAAAATCTTTTGACCAGACTTTTTACCTTCTGGATCCAATACCTTTAAAGTACTATTAGCACCAGTTCGTGTTACGACGAGCCCATTGGATAGCTTAACTTCAAGCTTAGGTGGGTTATAACTGCCTTCACGTGCAGCACTTGATGGTTCAAATTTAGCTCCACCAAGAGCCCAGGCGATGGCATCTAATATAGATGTTTTACCTTGGCCATTCTTACCACCAATGACTGTTAGACCATTTTCTGTAGGTTCATAAGATACCGCTTTAACGCGTTTCACGTTTTCCAATTCAAAGGAATTGATTTTAATTTTGTCCATTATGTTTACCTTTCTTGTATTAGTAATCTTGTACTTGGAATATTGATTCTATGGGAACCTTAAGACCATCTGCTATTTGTACTGCTGTCTTAAATCTAGCTACGTTCTCATTCCTCAAATAGCAATACAATGTAACGTAGTGTACCCCACATATTTCAGCAGCGCTTTGCACATTTAGTTTCCTTTTAGCTAGTAAGGCTTTAAATTCATCATGCTTTAACTTATATCCGAATCTATTGCCCCATGAGTTTTGCTTTATAGTCGTACGCTTAAATAAGCAGTTAAAGGACATTCGTAGGTTTTTAGCTATGAGTTCAGCAGTTGATACACGACAACACTCACCACGATTTAGCTTGATAATTCTAGGACTAATACCGACTTCATGACACCATGTAACAAATCCGTATGGCGTTCGTTCATAGACTAACTCTTTTAGGTCTAGACCCTTTCTTAGTACAGCCATGTGCATCACTGGATGTGGGCCACTATAATCTTTCATAACTAATCACCTCACCAAACAATACAGGTATTTCAACCTTAAATACCTTAGCTATGGCGTGAGCTGTGTTGTAGTCTACCCGGTTACCAAGTAGTAACCGTCTAATGGTAGACTTTGATAACTCAGCAGCATCCTGGATAGCCTTTTGAGTTTTGAACTTATCTGACTTATCGTTCCATAGCTTGTAGAACACATCCTGGCGGAGTCTGTAGTTACGCTCAGTGCGT